TCAACGACTAAGAGCTTTTAAATTCGTTAAAGCCTGTGGAGGAGCATCTTAAATAAGATGGTGATATAGTCTAATCTATAGTGAAAGCTATAGTGTCGTAAGGATAGGATATTTTATTGAGTTGTTATAAAGTAATAGCTGTGAAAAAATTTATTTATAAAATTCAGAATAAGATAAACGGAAAGATATATATAGGACAGACAAATAATTTAAAACGTAGAATACAAGAACACAAACATGATAGGCGGATGAATCATCCGATACATAATGCAATAGAAAAATATGGTTTTGATAATTTTGATATTTCTCTTCTATACTATGGTGAAAATTATAATTATGAAGAAAAGAAATATATAAAGTTATTTAAAAGTAATTGTAAAGAATTTGGATATAACATAACAGACGGAGGACAGGATAGCTCAGGCGAAAATAATCCTCAAAGCAAGTTAAAACAAAACCAAGTAGACAGCATTATAAAAGATTTGTTTGAAAATAAGTTATCTCTGCAAGATATTGCCAATAAGTATAACACCACTATTAAAACAGTAAGAAATATTAATACAGGAATATCATGGAAAAATAACGAATTAACATATCCAATAAGAAAACCATTAGTAAAACCTATAGACGAGAATAAAGTAGATGAAGTAATTAATTTATTAAAAAATTCGGATATGTCATTAGAAGAAATTGCAATAATGCATAAAATTAATGTTAGCGTTGTCTACGGAATAAATAAGGGTGTGTCTCATAAAAGAAGTTATGAAAATTATCCAATAAGAGATATTACATTAGAAAAAAAGATAAGAAGAGATAAGATAATTAATTCTTTATATACTGAAAAAGATTTGAGTATAAAAGAGATTGCTAAAAAATACAATATGACATTCGGGCAGATATATAGAATTAATAAAGGAGAATCGTGGTATGACGATTCAATAAAGTATCCTATAAGAAATACGACAACCGAGCGTAACGAACTCGGTCAATACAAATGTGGAAAGAGATTATTGACTCAAATGGTGGATTGACAACACAACCAGGTTCTATTTACGACAAGCTAGGTATTAATGTAAATATTAGTATTATCAATGATGCAACGCAGTCAAGTAATGCGCTTATAAGTGGAAGCTTGGACGCAGCAGGATATACCGTTAATAGAACAGCATTTTTATCTAATAAATTTTCAGAAGCAGGTGTAGACGTTGTAATGCCATACATCACTAATTTCTCAAATGGTGGTGATGGAATTATTGCAAAATCTAGTATTACATCTGTTACAGACCTTGTAAATGCTAAAATTGGCGTTCCGCAATTTTCAGAGGCGCATTCATTAGTTGTATGGTTTGTAAATCAGTCTGACTTAACAGAGGAAGAAAAGCAGCAGATTATTAATAATCTTATTTTCTTCGAGACTCCTGACGAAGCTGCAAAAGCATTCTTTGCAGGACAGATTGATGTAGCAGCAACATGGGAACCTTATTTAACTCAGGCTCAGAATATGTCTGATGCACATATATTATTTAGCACTGCTAGTTCTTCAAGTTTAATTATGGATGGAATTTTATTCAATAAAGAGTTTGTTGATAAATATCCGGAAGTTGTAACTGCTTTTATTGATGGAGCATTACAGGGTGCAGATTTATATGAAACAGATATGACATCTATTAAAAAAGTAATGCCTATGTTCTCTACGTCATCAGACGAAGACATTATTTCTAACTGTCAGTCTGCAAAACTTATGACATATGCAGATAATATGAATGTACTTAACGGAACGGCAAAATCCATTTATACAAGCATGTGCGATGTTTGGTCTTCAGTAGGAGAGAGTGTAAATAAAGACGCTGTTGATGATATTTTTGATGACACATTAATATCTACGCTTGCATCAAAATACGATCAGAATGACGTCACTGAAACAGATGCTAATGTAACTATAACAGAAGAAAATAAGCAGGAAGCAATAGATGCAGAAGCCTTATTACAGAAATCTGCGACAGTTAATTTCATTGTTAGCACTGCTAAATTCACAGATGCAGCAGAGGCAACTCAGACACTCGATGAATTTATTGATATTGCAAAGGTATTAGACGGAACAATTATTGAGATTGCAGGAAATACAGATCCAAATCCTGACATTGACCCGGATGATACAGCAAATAAAATGCTTTCGCAGCAGAGAGCTGAAACTGTAAAGCAGTATTTTGTTTTAAATGGTATATCTCCAGATAGAATAGTAGTTGTAGGAAATGGTTCTAGTAATCCGGTTGTAGATAATGATACACCTGAGCATAGGGCTATGAATAGAAGAACAGACGTGTCATTCAAATGTCTTGAAAGGGAATAAAAAATGTATATTACAATTGATGTATTTGCATTATTCATAATGTTATTTATCGTGTTTCTAATTGGTTTTTATATTGGAATTAGAAACAGAAAATGTAAGTAATTTTATAGCCGTACATAGTGTCAGAGCTATGTACGGTATTTACAAATAAGGAGAGGCAAAAATGAAAACAAAAGCAAAAAAATTAGTAAAACTATTAAAAGAAAATAATATGAAAATTTCAACAGCAGAATCATGTACAGGAGGAATGATTGCTTCAAATATCGTAAGTGTTGAAGGCGCATCAGAGGTGTTTGAAAATGGATATGTAACATATTCTAACGAGGCTAAAAGCAAAATGATATGTGTTAATAAAGATATTATTAATCAATTTGGTGTTGTTAGCGAAGAGACCGCAAAGGAAATGGCGCAATGTGTTAGCACAATTGCGGAAACAGACGTTTCTATTGCTATTACTGGATATGCAAGTAAAGTTGACTATGACGATGTCTATAACATTGGGGATGTATTTATAGCAATTTACATCAAAGGTCAAATGTATGTAATAAAAACATGCATTGACGATTTCAAATATAATGAAAACTCTGAAAAAATGAGAAATGAAATTAGAAAAACAGTTACAAAGATTGCAATCAAAGCTACCTGTAATTTGTTGTGTGAATTAACAGAAATATCTGATACGAGGTGGCAAAATGAAGAATGCAAAATTAACGGAACAAGTTTCTGATGAATTAAAAGAGTATATTGAAAGCAATCCGAATGTAAATTGGCTTGAAATATTAAATCATCTAACGATAAAATTCGTTTCTTGTGATAGAAGTGATTTTATTAATATATACAATAAGTTTGTTTTTGGTGGGAATTTTACGGAGGACGCTGAATGAAAAATATTATCAATATAATTATGGGAATAATTATCTCTTTAATATTCATGTTTGCTATTATCGCAGTATTTGGAATAACTTGGATTACTAGCTGTGGCATTGTTGTAGTTATATGTAGGTTTGTTTTTGGAGTAACTTATACATACAAGATGCTCATTGGCGGAACATGCTTATGGCTATTTTGTGGGATTATTATAAGCGCGTGGAATGATGATTTTGGAGGCTAATTCATGAAAGAAAAAATGGCAGCATTTATTATAACTATTATAATTTTTATAATTATTATGTTTGTCAATAAAACAATTTTTGAAGTGGTTATATCATCTGATATGCCTGAGTGGTTAAAATATATGATTTTAAGATAATAGTAAGGGTGGTTTATATATGTATCAAAATTGTTGTAAGAAATGTGGAAGTATATCATTACATGCAGAAGTAAAAGGAAATAATACCGGTTTATATTGTGATGATTGTGGTGTATGGATCAAATGGCTAGGTAAAGATGAGTTAAGAGCATTCGAACATTCTATGAGAGAAGCTACAAAAAATGAAAGAGAGTCAGTTAGCGAATACATTAAAAGTATAAGTAAGCCAACAGGCGTAAGTTTTTCTGAACAATCTATCGTCGATAGATTACAACGTTTTCTTGAGTTCTTAGACAAAACTATTGATAAAGAATATGAAAAAGTTGCAATTTCAAAAGAAGATATAATAAGAAAAAATGCTTATTGTATGGTTCTTCAAAAAGATAAATTGGCTATTGAAAATATTTTATATGGCAAGGAGTTTGACGCTAAAAGCTGATGTAATTAACCGTATAAAATTAAATTGTTATTGAAATAAATATTAAGAAAATTGAGGTGTTTATATGGATATTAAGAGATATTCAAAACTCATACAATACAAAAGCGAATTAGACCAGGCATGGAAAAGATGCAATCCAGTAGCATTATATAATACAGATTATGACGCTACATTACAGCAAGCAAAATTAGATGGCTATAAGGTGCTTAGAAATTCTAAAGGTGAGCATAAGTTGATTGATAAAACCAATGGAAAGCCTAGTACAGCCGAGGTATTTAATGAGTTATTTAGCGGAATATTTGGAGAATAATGACACTATTAGATATTGCTAAAATAATAAAAGATTTTCCAATGCATATAACAAGAGATAAAGAAGCATACGCATATATTAACAATGATACATACAGAATCAATAAAATTAAATATGTAGATGGAGAGCCTGTTGGTTTTTACTTAGAATTTATACATCATGAGTAGCTACTAATTCACGCTACTCATTAATTATATGGAGGTTTT